GGATGCCTCAGACACGTTGGGCAGAAGAAGTTATAGAAGAGATTGCCGGATTCCCGTTTATGAGCCATGATGACTTGGTTGACTCTACCGTTATGGCGCTAATGCGGTTCAGGCAGGGTGGTTTTATCCGTTTACCTTCGGATGAGCCGGAACCAACTCAGTACTTTAAGCAACGCCGTAACGGTTTTTACTAGGGAATGAGATATGGCTATTGAAAAAGGGCTTTATGCGGCTCCGCAAAGCATTGATGAAGGTGATGAGTTTCTTGAAGCCGATCTTGAAATTGAAATCGTCAACCCGGATATGGTCACACTAGATGATGGTAGTGTGGAGATCACACTTATCCCCGGTAAAGAGGGTGATGGTGACGACAGCGCTTTTGACGCTAATCTAGCTGAGTCTCTGGACGAGGGGGTTCTAACCGAACTTGCCAGTGAGCTTATCGGGCATGTAGATACGGACACTGAGAGCCGCAAAGACTGGGCGGACACTTATGTGAGGGGGCTTGATGTACTGGGGTTCAAGTACGAAGAGCGCTCTGAGCCTTGGGAGGGCGCTTGCGGTGTGTTCTCTACAGTGCTTGCGGAAGCGGCTATTCGGTTCCAAGCCGAAACGATGTCTGAGACGTTTCCCGCTGCTGGTCCGGTAAAGGTCAAGGTTCTTGGGGAAGAGAACAAAGAGAAACTAGAAGCTGCCGAGCGCGTCAAAGCGGATATGAATTACGAGCTTACGGAGCGTATGGTTGAGTACCGGCCTGAGCATGAACGTATGCTGTATAGTCTCGGTCTTGCTGGCTCTGCGTTTAAGAAAGTTTATTACGACCCGAATATAGCGCGGCAGATGGCTGTGTATATTCCCGCAGAAGACGTTATCATGCCATACGGCGCGTCAAATATTGAGAGCGCAGAGCGTGTCACGCATGTTATGCGTAAGACTAAGAACGAGCTTCGTAAGCTACAGGTTAATGGTTTCTATGTAGATGTAGAGCTTGGGGAACCGCAGGCGTTCCGTACTGATATTGAAGAGCGTAAGGCTGAAGAGAGCGGCTATTCTATAACTGACGACGAGCGCTACGCCCTATATGAGGTCCACGCTGACCTTATCATTGATGATACAGAAGACTCTGAGGATGGTATCGCACGACCGTACGTAGTTACTATCGAGCGTGGGACGAACACTGTCCTTGCTATACGTCGTAATTGGCGTCCAGAAGACCCGCTTATGCTCAAGCGGCAGCACTTTGTACACTACGTATATGTGCCGGGTTTTGGATCATATGGGTTGGGACTTATCCACATTATTGGCGGGTACGCTAAAGCTGGCACGTCTATAATCCGTCAGCTAGTCGATGCCGGTACTCTTTCTAATCTCCCCGGTGGGCTTAAGACGCGTGGCCTCCGTATTAAAGGTGACGACACTCCCATTGAACCGGGTGAGTTCCGCGACGTAGACGTCCCGTCTGGAAGTGTGCGTGATAACATTATGACACTCCCGTACAAGGAGCCGTCTCAGACACTACTCGCACTCCTCGACAAGATTACGAACGAGGGTCGTAGGCTCGGTGCTATCAGTGATATGAACATCTCTGATATGTCAGCTAATGCCCCGGTGGGTACTACGCTGGCGCTCCTTGAGCGTACTCTCAAACCGATGGCTGCGGTGCAGGCCCGCGTGCATTACGCTATGAAGCAGGAGTTTAAACTCCTTAAAGCTATCATGGCTGAGTACGCCCCTGCCGAGTACGGATACGAACCCCTTAGAGGGGAGGTCAGTGCCCGACAAGCTGACTATGCACTCGTAGACGTAATCCCCGTTAGCGACCCGAATAGCTCTACGATGGCGCAACGGGTTGTGCAGTATCAGGCTGTCCTCCAGATGGCCCAGTCTGCACCGCAGATTTACGACCTACCAGCCCTCCACAGGCAGATGATCGAAGTTCTTGGGGTTAAAAACGCTGATAAGCTAGTGCCCATGAAGGAAGACATGAAACCTGCGGACCCTGTTAGTGAAAACATGGACGCACTTATCGGGAAGCCTATACGGGCGTTTATCTACCAAGACCATGACGCCCACATCGCTACTCATATGGCGTTCATGCAAGACCCGATGGTCACTAAGATGATTGGGCAGAACCCACAGTCTCAGCAGATTATGGCCTCACTTCAAGCACATATCGCAGAGCATCTCGGCTTCAATTACCGTAAACAGATTGAGGAGCGTCTCGGTGCACCACTCCCGCCGCCCAACGAAGAGTTACCCGAGCAGGTGGAAGTTAATCTTGCTCGGCTTGTGGCTGATGCTGGTAAACAACTTACAGAGTCTCATAAACAACAAGAGGCTCAGCAGCAGGCTCAACAGCAAGCGCAAGACCCGATCCTTCAATTACGACGTGAAGAAGTTGCTGTTAAAAAAGCAGAAGTACAACGAAAGGGTCAAAAAGATGCGATGGATATACAACTACATACGGCTGACCAGCAGCGTAAAATGGAAGCTGATAAAATTGCTAGTACGCTCGAAGCTAAAAAACTTAGCCTCGAAGAGGCCGCGTTGGTTATGAACGCGCAGAAAGATAAGCTAAAGATAGATGCTGGTATTCAAGCAGATACAGACAAACTAGACCTTGAGATTTTCAGGGCTGTAACCACACCAGATAAAGGCACAGGGGGGAGAGGGAATTAGTTATGGATAAAAAATCAAAATCTGGAAGAACCGTAAGAAACCCAACAGGCACGGCTTCTTATAAAAATAAGAGCGGTCAGTTTAATCAAGCTACCAGAGCGGCTGTTAAAGGCGCTAAAAGGAATGTTGTTAAATCTGTTGCAAAAGGAGTTGCTAAAAAAGCCGGTGTTTTTGGTGCAGGCTTGGCTTTGGCTGAAGATAGAGGCAGTGAATCTTTTAAAAATCTTAAAGAACTCGAACGCGGCAAGATGAGCAAGGGATTACGGAAAGTTAAACCACTACCTGCTGATAAGCCAAAGGCCAAGGCCAAGGCCAAGCCTGTCCCGCGACCTAAAAGGAAGCCTGTTTCTCCGAAAACTAAAGAGTTTCTCAGGATTAAGAGGTAAATAAACCAGACATGGCAACAACCGTCTTTGACGTGCTTAAAGAACGTATCGAGGATCAACGATCCTCTGCGGTGGAGTTCTTATCCGGGGGTAGTTCCAAAGACTACGCTGAGTATAAGGAATTGTGCGGTTTAATTCGGGGTCTCGACTCCGCACTCTCACACATGGAAGACCTCTTGCAAAGTTATACGGAAGAAAATGATGACTAAAGTTACTCAGTTAAAACAGTTGACTGACGCAGATTGGGAAGCTCAACTTCCTAAACCAGTAGGGTACCGCTTGTTAATCGCTCTGCCCGAAATTGAAGATACCTACAAAGATACTAGCCTACTTAAGACCGATACCGAAAAACATCGGGAATATATTATGTCTATCATGGGCATCGTTATTGATATGGGTGAAGGAGCTTATAACGATAAAGAACGGTACCCTGAAGGGCCGTGGTGTAAACCGGGTGACTATGTGATGTTCCGTATGAATACGGGCACACGTTTTCAGGTTAATGGTAAAGAGTTTCGTCTAATGAATGATGACTCTGTAGAAGCTGTTATTCCTGATCCCAGCGGTATAATGACGGTCTAGGAGGATTAGACATGCCTTTTGAAAAAGTTGAGTTTTCACTACCTGAATCAGATAGTGAAGTAGATGATAACATTGATATCGAGATCGAGCCGTCAGAAGAACTTGTTGTAGGTGAAGAAAAACCTGATGAGGATGATGGGTTTGAAATTGAAGTCGTAGACGACACGCCGAAAGCGGATCGTGGGCGTAAAGCATCTGACCCTCCTGATGATGTTACTGAAGAGGAGCTTGGAGAGTATTCTGATAAGGTGCAGAAACGTATCAAGCACTTTAGTAAGGGTTACCACGACGAGCGCAGGGCCAAAGAGTTGGCGCTACGTGAACGACAAGAGTTGGAACGTCTCGCGCAGCAGCTTGTAGAAGAGAACAAGACGCTTAAGGGTACGGTCGGTAAAAATCAAGAAGCGTTACTTGACCAAGCCAAGCAAACTATTGAGTCAGAACTATCGCAGGCTAAACGTGTTTATAAAGAAGCATATGAGGCGGGCGATTCAGACGCTGTAATAGAAGCGCAGGACATTTTAACTAACGTCAAGATAAAGGCTGACAAGTTAAATAACATAAGACTACCTTCTTTACAGGATAATGAGTTACCTGTAGACTTAGAAGAAGTAGAAACGAACATCGCCCCAGTACAGGTTGATGAACGAGCTAACGAATGGGCGTCAGCCAATCCGTGGTTCGGTTCTGATGACGAAATGACAAGTTATGTCTTGGGGTTGCACAGCAAACTTGTCAAAACGGGTGTAAACCCGCAAAGCGATAGTTACTACGAGACGATAAATGCTCGTATGCGAAAGATGTTCCCCGAAGAGTTTGAGGGGGAGGTAAAGCCAAAACGTCAGGCTAATGTGGTTGCACCCGCTACGCGGAGCACGGCACCTAAAAAGGTTACGTTATCGCAGACACAAGTTAACCTTGCTAAACGTTTAGGGGTATCCCTTAAAGATTACGCCACACAGGTTGCACTTGAGATGAGGAAACAAAATGGTTGATAACCGTATCAAACGCGAACATGAGACCCGTGAGAAGAGTACCCGTACACGAGCTTGGCAGCGCCCGGAGGTTCTACCTTCGCCTGATCCTGAGCCGGGTTACAAGTATCATTGGGTGCGTGTCGCTACGCAAGGTCAGGTTGATGCCACTAACGTTTCTTCAAAAATACGCGAAGGTTGGGAGCCGGTTAAAGCATCGGATCACCCCGAAATTACGATGGTTTCTGTAGAGCAAGATCGCTTTAAGGACAACGTAGTTATCGGTGGTCTTATGCTTTGTAAAGCTCCTGCTGAACTTGTTGAAGAGCGAAACGCTTACTACAAAGAACAAAGCGAATCGCAGATAAGGTCAGTAGACAACAACCTCATGCGTGAGAACGATCCTCGTATGCCGCTCTTCAACGACCGGAAAACGAAGGTCACTTTTGGTAATGGAACTTAACCCTTTAGGAGCTTAATATGGCTTATCCTACTGTTTCAGCCCCGTATGGGCTAAAACCAGTTAATCTGATTGGTGGTCTGCCGTTCGCAGGTGCTACTCGTCAGATGCCCATCGCTTCGAATTACGGTACCGCTATCTTCAATGGAGATGTGGTGCAGTATACGACCGATGGTACGATCATTATTACGGCACTTCAGGCTAACACCTCCGCACTTGCGGGTGTTGTGGGTGTTTTCTTGGGTTGCTCGTATACTGATCCGGTACTTGGCTATCAGCTTTTTAGCCAGTCCTACCCCGGAAGCATTGTCGCTTCCGATATTGTTGCGTATGTGTGCGATGATCCTAACGCGTTGTATAAAGTTGCTAGCGTCACTAACGCTACGGCAAATAATGTAACTGGGGGTCTCCTTCCAGTAGTAAAATCTCGTGCGGTCTCGGTTTCGTGTAACGCGGAACTCGTGCTCAACACGGGTACTGTTGCTACGGGTCAGGGTCGTATGGGTGTTTTCATTAACAACGTTACTACGTCGCTTCCTATTGCTGTCGTAGATGTTGTTCCTGAAACCGCTAATAGCGACGGTAACTACTTTGAATTTATTGTTAAAATCAATGCCGGTTACCACCGCTATAACAACGCTGTTGGCGTTTAAGGAGGGAATGTAAAATGGCTATTTCACGCGCCCAACTGATGAAAGAACTTCTCCCCGGCCTTAATGCTCTGTTTGGTTTGGAGTATGCTAAGTACGGTGAGGAACATAAAGAGATTTTCGAATCGGAAACCTCGGATCGTTCTTTCGAAGAAGAAGTTAAGCTGTCCGGCTTTTCTGCTGCACCTGTTAAAAACGAAGGCTCTGCCATCGAATATGACAATGCACAGGAATCATGGTCGGCTCGTTATACGCACGAAACCATTGCTATGGGTTTCTCTGTTACGGAGGAAGCTATTGAAGATAACCTGTACGACTCACTGTCGTCTCGTTATACGAAAGCTCTGGCTCGTGCTATGGCATACACGAAGCAGGTAAAAGCTGCCGCTATCCTGAATGGTGCCTTTGCGGGCGTCACTTATGGTGACGGTTCTTTCCTCTGCGCTACGGATCACCCGCTTGTTTCGGGTGGCACCAACTCCAACGAACCAACGGTTGCAGCCGATCTCAACGAAACTTCGCTTGAGGCTGCTGTTATCCAGATCGCTGGTTGGACGGACGAACGTGGCCTGTTGATTGCCGCTAAACCGCGTAAGCTCGTAATTCCTCCTGCGCTCCAGTTTGTCGCTACGCGACTGCTTGAGACTGAAGGTCGTGTGGGCACGGCGGATAACGACATCAACGCCATGCGTAGTAACGGCACGATTCCTGATGGTTATGCGGTCAATCACTACCTGACCGATACGAATGCTTGGTTCCTTATGACCGACGTTCCGAATGGCCTGAAGCACTTCGTACGTACCCCGATGTCTACATCTATGGAAGGTGACTTCGATACGGGTAACAGCCGGTACAAAGCTCGTGAACGTTATTCGTTTGGTGTATCCGATCCCCTTGGGATTTTCGGTTCGCCGGGCGCATAAAAAACGCACTGCTATATTAAGGGGGGTACTTGCTACCCCCCTTTTTATTTTGTATAATAACTTATTCCCTGACAGTTACGCCACGTAGCTGACTTAACCCAGACAGGAGATTGACATGGGTACGACTACTTTTTCTGGACCTATCAAGGCCGGAACTATCCGAAATACAACTGGCACGACAGTCGGAACTGACATTGCAAATGTTGGTCAGGTTGTTATGGCTCAGACTTTTTCAGCAGACCTTTCAAGCGGTGCACTTGCTGCCGTGGTTACAGACGTTGTTATTCCTGCAAACTCGCAGATCATTGACTGTGTTATTGATAAAATCACTGCAGCAAATACGACGACTAACCTTAGTGTTGGTGATACCGCTGGCGGCGCAGCCACAGTTTTGAACACCTATGCAAGTGGGACGGCTGCAGGTCGCGCATACCCAACAACGCAGGCAGGTGGTGCGCTTGCTTGGCAGGATACTGGATCATACGATATTCGTTTGACTGTTACGTCCTCTGCCGCGACAACCGCTGGGCTGATTCGTTTCACTATTCTATATCAGCAGAACAACAACCTCGCCTAAATAGGAGGTAGCTTATGTCAAACTCTGATGTGCAATCGAAACGCGTTACTGGTGCAGCTTCTCTTGGTGTAGGCCCGGCGCGTATTCGTCAGGTTCAGGTACTGACTGGCTCAGGGGGAGCGGGTCGCCTAACCGTCACTGACGGTGTTGGCGGAAGAACTGTATTAGACCTAGACTTTTTGGCTTCTGACTCCCATTCAGTAAATATTCCTAACTGGGGCATCCGGTGCGAAAACGACGTGCTTATTACTGCTATGACCAATATTAGCTCGATGACTGTATTTTACAGCTAGGGTAGTACTATGCGGGCTTATTATAAATCAGGCGGGGGAGTTAAATCCCCCGCTTGGCAACGCAAAGAAGGTAAAGACTCTAAAGGGGGTCTTAACAAGAAGGGTGTCGCTAGTTATCGGAAGCAAAACCCCGGTAGTAAGCTACAAACTGCTGTGACGACGAAACCGAACAAGCTCAAGAAGGGTTCTAAGTCAGCTAACCGTCGCAAATCTTTCTGTGCACGTATGTCTGGCATGAAGAAAAGGCTTACCAGTGCTAAGACGGCCAACGATCCAGACAGCCGGATTAACAAAAGCCTTCGTAAGTGGAATTGCTAATGCCTGCTAAGTCACAGAAACAAAAGCGGTTTATGGCTGCGGTGGCTAACAACCCGAAGTTTGCTAATCAGGTAGGTGTACCTAAATCTGTTGGGGAAGAGTTTATGAAAAAGTCTAAAGGCAAGATGATGGGCGGCGGCAAGGTCATAAAGTACGCTGAAGGCGATATTATTGGTGCGTCCCCCTCGGGTTCCGGTGCAACTCGCGGGCCTAGAGATCGTGCAGCCGAAATTAGGGCGGGTGTCCCTAGCGGTAGTTTGCCGGAAGACGGGCGTGAAGTAGGTAAAATTCCAAAGAAGAAGAAGCCCGTCAAGAAGAAAATGGGCGGCGGTAAGATTAAGGGCTACAACAAGGGCGGTAAGGTACGTGGTTGCGGTCTGGCCCGAAGAAAACGCGGATAAACTTATTACAATGGTTAAAATGAAAGGCGCTTAATTATGGCTTACCGTATGAAAATGACGGCTGCAGAGAAAGCTAAACAGGCAAAACAAAATCAGCGGAAACGTAATCAGAATATGGATGACTTCCATAAATCCCGGTCTGAAAACTTAACGGCAGCGAAAAAGCGTCGTGAAGCAGCGCGAGAAAAGGCGCGGAAGGTCCGTGAGAAGAGAGAAGCCCAAATGCGTGCTCGGCGCGAGCAGGCGGGCTACGGGCGTGCTTCTAATCAAATGGCTAGAGAGGTGGCTAACAACGAGAAGCCGGGCTTTGAAGGTCGCGCCAACCGATTTATTGATAAGGCTACGGATGGTATAGGCGATGCTATACGTTCGGGTGCAAGTGCCATTGGGATCGATAGTGATTTCGACACTGGGCGTATGAAGGCACGAAAAGAAATCAAAGGGTATAAAAAAGGCGGTATGGCGAAGAAGAAGATGATGGGCGGCGGTATGATGAAGTACAACAAGGGCGGTAAAGTCCGTGGCGCTGGTAAGGCAAGAAGCGGAAGACCTTGTAAAATGGTGTCTATGAAAGGTTCCTAGTGCGTAAGTACTACAAGTCCGGTGGTGTAGCGACGAAGCGTGACCCTAAAAAATGGGCTGCGGCTAAGTCAAGAGCCAAAGCTAAGATGGGTGGTAAACACTCTGCTAGGGCCATGCAACTCGCTACTAAATACTACAAGGACGACGGTGGTACGTACAAAGGTAAGAAAAAACCTTCTAACAAACTATCTAAATGGACAAAGCAGAAATGGAAGACAAAGTCAGGCAAACCATCAAGCAAAACCGGAGAAAGATATTTGCCGAAGAAAGCCATAGCCTCTCTGTCTCCGCAGGAGTATGCAGCGACCACGC